GAAATATCGGCAATGTGCAGTGATGTGGGTTCGCAGGAGCGGGCCGTTGCCGAGCCAGGTTCCTACGGCATCGGCGCCGTACCTCTGATGGTCGTCATAACCGCGGCCATCCAAGTCTGGCATTCAATCTTTGAGCTGGTAGCTTGCCGCGAATGATTGGGACAGCGTTCGCGCCAATCCATAGGCGGCCTTCTGCGCCGGGTGAACTGACGGACCCGGATCGATGGAATGAAGGGCTTATAGATGGCGCACCCGACAGGAATGCAATATGCGTTCCGAATCAATGAGTTACAGCTACTAACCTGTTCAAAACGTCTCGTTGAAACTCAATGCGTTTTTCCGATTTCTCCTAACCTCGGAGAGATCTCGCCAAATGGAAAAGCCGCCGCGATTGCAGTCGCGAACGGCTTCGGTATTTCCACACAAAATGTTTATAGCGGTTCCAGCGCCTCGGCTCAAGAGGTGCACGTATGAACATTGCGCAGACTGTCTTTGATGCCATGGGCGGCAAGCGCTTCGCCGACATGGACATCGGCGGTAATTCGTGCCGCATTCCCGGTCCCGGTCATGGCAAGGATGACCGTAGCTTGTCCGTCAAGAACGACGCCGGCAACCCCGACGGCTTTGTCGTCAACTCGTTTGCCGACGACGACGCTGCAGCGTGCCGCGATCACGTGCGCCGCCTTGCTGGCTTGCCGGAATGGAAGCCGACGCCTCGCGCCGATCGGCCGACCGATCCGCAGTTCGTCTATCGTGACGAGCACGGCCAGCCCTATCTGCGCGTGACGAAAGTGCACAAGGGCAGCGGCAAGAGCTTCTACCAGCACAGTTGGAACGGTCGCGAATGGGTGAAGGGCGCGCAGAATCGCCGGATCCCGTATCACCTTCCCGCAGTCATCGCGGCCGATACGGTCTACGTCTGCGAAGGCGAGAAAGACGCCGACAACCTGATGGATCTCGGCCAGGATATTGTCGCAACGACTGCACCGGAGGGCGCCGGCAAGTGGCGTTCGGAGCTTAACCATTGGTTCGACGGCAAGCACATAATCATCCTCGCTGATAATGACGAGCCCGGACGAAAGCATGCCGATCAGGTCGAGCGGGAACTGACTGGCGTTGCTGCCAGCATCAAGCAAGTGCATTTCCCGATGCTGCCGGATAAGGGCGACGTTTCGGACTGGCTCGACACCGGCAAGACGAAGGCCGACTTGCTGGCCTACATCGATGCACAGGCGACACCGGAACCGGCACAGCGCGAACGCTTCACCCTCGATTGGTTCCACGAGATCGAAGACTCCATGCCGAAGGAGACATTCATCAAGGGCGTCTTCGGCGTGAACGAGTTCACCATGCTCTCGGGCAAACCAGGATCAGGCAAGTCAGTGATCACGACCGACATGGCTTGCCACGTCGCTGCCGGGATGGACTGGCACGGCCGCAAGGTGAAACAGGGCCTCGTGGTCTACATCGCTGCAGAGCGCAAGGATCTGACCAAGCGCCGAATGCTGGCTTTCCGTAAGCGGCACGGCATCAAGGGCGCTATTCCGCTGCTCGTTATGGGCGGCCGCATGGACCTGACCACCGGGCTGAAAGACGCTGAAGACATCGCGGCCACAATCAAGCGAGCCGAGGAAGATTGCGGCATGTCGTGTGTCTGGATCATCGTGGACACCCTGACCCGCACCTTTGGCCCTGCCGACCAGAACCAATCTAAGGACATGACGCGGTTCATTCAGTCCTGCGACACGATCCGCGAATCCGTCACCGGCTCGCACGTCACCGTCATTCATCACACCGGCTGGGCTGGCGATCGAGGCAAGGGCGCGATCGATCTGGACGGCGCGGTTGATGCTTCCTTCCTCGTTAAGAAAGAGGCTGGCGGCTATCTGCTGGAATGTGACGGCACCAACGACGGCGACGAAGGCGTTATCACGCATTTCCGCATGGAAGGCGTGCAGGTAGGCATTGACGAGGATGGCCAGCCGACGATGGCCCCTGTCGTTATCCCGACGGATGGCAAGACTGCCGGCGAGAAGCTGGTGGCAAGCGTGAAGGGCCACGCTGCGGCCGTTCTGGAAGCGCTGGAAGGCGTCTGCCACGAGGAAGGCATGGCAACCGATGAAGAGTGGCGCAAGGCCTATTATGCGAAGGCAGAGGCAGGAACCAAGCCGCACACACTCAAGACGCGATACCTGCGAGCGAAGGAACAGCTTATCGCAAGCGGCACAGTCACAGAAGCACACGGCACGTTCCGACCGTCACAAGCCGTCACATGTGACGCCGATGTGACGTGTGACGATATCGATTTGGGCATCAACATACCGTCACGTCACGTCACACACTCTTTAGAGTGTGACGATGTGACGGGTAATGTGCCGGGAAAAGAAGAAGAATGTGACGATGTGACGGTTTCAGTCCAGAACCCCTATCAACAGATGAAAGATGGAGGTGAGTTCACTCCACCTGTCTTCCTTCGTGGAGATGCAGCATGAGCAAGTGGCCGTACTCCACAGCAACCTGGCAGCGTTTGCGCGCTGCCAAGCTCTCCGCTTCGCCTCTCTGCGAAGCATGTATCCGCAGGGAGGTGGTCGAGCCTGCCAGCGTCGTTGACCACATCATTGCTATAGCCAAGGGCGGTGATCCTTTCCCGCCGCTCTCTGGCCTCATGGCCATGTGCGAGCCATGCCACAACGCGAAGACGAACGCGAAGGACCACCCGAACGCATCGGGCTTCCGTCGCGCTCTGAAGGGCTTTGACGTCGACGGCAACCCCATCGACGGCGAAGGATGGGAGCCAGGGGCCTTCGACAGACGAGGATCGACGGCCGCTGTACCGGCGTGGGAGACGAACAAAGACTTAGTTTTGAAATTGCCTAACCGGGAGGCCGAACGATGGGTCTAAGGGGACCAGGCGCAAAGCCCAAAAAGGGGCGGAAAGCGGCCAACGATAACCGTCGTGACGAGCTTCCGTGGCAGGCTGAAGGCCTCGATCGGCTGGAGCGTGTCGTCGCATTCATGGAAGATATGCCGGTCACGCAGGGCAAGCTCGCCGGCACTAAGATGAAGCTACGCCCTTGGCAGGTCGAGCAATTCCTAGAGCCGATCTTCGCGGAAGATGACGAGGGCAAGCGGCGTGTCCGCACGGCTGCGCTATCGATGGGCCGCAAGAACGGGAAGACCGGCATCTCTGCCGCGCTGGCCCTTTGCTTCCTCGTGGGACCAGAAGCCGAAGACCGTGGCGAGGTCTATTTTTGCGCGATGGATAAAGCCCAGGCGGCGAAGGCGTGGGCCGAATGCAAGGCGATGCTGGAACAGCATGCAGAGCTTTCGGAGCGCGTGAACATCATCCGTTTCAGCAAGGAAATCGAGGTGCTGGAGGGGCAGGGCAAGGGCTCGGTCCTGAAGGCGCTTTCCGCCGATGCTGATAGCAAGCTCGGCCTCTCGCCCTCGTTCGTGCTCTGCGACGAAATCGGCTACTGGCCGAAGCGTGATCTATTCGACGCGATGGACTCCGCACTGGGTGCACGTGACGAGCCGCTGATCGTTGCTATCTCGACGCAAGCCAAGGACGACACGCATTTCTTCTCTGAGATGATCGACTACGGTCTCAAGATCAAGGACGGCGAAGTCGAGGACGAATCCTTTCACCTGGCGATGTTTGCGGCCAGCATGGATGATGATCCTTGGGATCCAGCAACGTGGGCGAAGGCCAATCCGGCGCTCGGTGACTTCCTGTCTCTGGAGCAGGTCGAGCGCATGGCCATGCAGGCGCAGCGCATACCGTCGAAGGAAGCCGACTTCCGGAATAAGGTGCTGAACCAGCGGATTGACGGCACAGTGCGGTTCATCGCGGCAAGGGAGTGGAATGACTGCAACTTGGCGCCGATCGACGACAAGGAGCTCGAAGGTCGCGAATGCTTCGGGGCTTTGGACTTATCCGCTGCCCGCGACCTTACGTGCTTCCTGCTTGTGTTCCCGGAAGGGGATGGTCGCTACACGGTCCTGCCGCGGTTCTTCCTTCCTGAGTTCGATATCGACGGCAAGTCGGACGCGGATCGTATTCCCTACAACGTATGGGCAAGGCAGGCAGACGCCAGGCTGACCCTGTTACCGGGGAAAGTGATCGATCCCCTCCTCGTGGCGGAATACATCGCCGACGAGGCGGCGCGGTTCGATATCAAGGCTATCGCCTATGATAGGTGGCGCATCGAGGATCTGAAGCGCGAGCTGGAGAAGCTGTCTGTCGAGTTGCCCCTTGTGCCGTTCGGGCAGGGGTACAAGGACATGTCGCCAGCGGTGGACGTTCTGGAGGTCGCAGTCGCGCAGCAGAAGCTCAATCACGCGGGCAACGTGTTGATGCGGATGTGCGCGGCGAATGCTGTCGTAACGAAAGATCCGGCCGGCGCCCGCAAGCTTGACAAGTCTAAGGCGAGTGGGCGCATTGATGGTATCGTTAGCCTTGCAATGGCGCTGAAGACTGCGCAGGGCCACGAGGAAGAAAGCCTGCCAGGCTGCATGCTCGCAATGCTGGCGGCATAGGAAGGGAGAGCGGAATGAACCAGAACGAACTACTGACCCGGCTCAAATACAGACGTTTCGCCGTAATTTCTGAGATGCTGAAACGTGAGGAGACTGACGAGTTGATTGCCAAGCTGAGCGCCATTCAGGGCGCAATCGCTGCGGTCGAAGCTCGCGCGGCGGAGAGCCCGGATCCAGCAGAGTCGCCTTGGAATGATCCAAGCTACAGGCTCAACCGCTGATCTGTAACATCAAAGCAACACCCTGCCGTCATCATCTGGCGGCAGGGCAACTTTTTCCCGCCAAAAGTGCCATTTTCCGGCTTCTCGGCGGGTGTATATATAGAGGGGTATCACATAGCGTCACATTGAGTGAGGGCTACCACCTTGACGGGAGCCCGAAACTATGGAAATTACAAGATGCGGGTTTCACCAGTTCGCAGCGCCTCACCAGCGCACGCATACCACCACACTGAGGAGACGAAGATGGCAACGGTTTTAACCGGCCGACTTCGCTCGGCCATTTTGTGGAGTGATGGTAATGCAGCAGAAAGAAACAGCACCGCAATCCTTCCATCCAGGCCAGTGCGTTAATCACGTGTCGGGCGGCATGCCGTCGATCGTCATTGACCGCGGGACAACAGCCAATGGGCGCGAGCACTACCGGCTTAGGGACATCAAGCCCACCGGGCCTAGCCGAGAGCGATGGTTCCTGGGTGACTACCTCAAGGCCACAATCGTAGGCAGCGAAGAATGCCGGGACTGCCCGATGCGCTGGTTATGCTTCTCATGAAGCGAGCCGTCATCCTCGAAATCAAGCAACTGGCCGCTGAAGCTGGCGCGATTGATTGGATGCTTGTCCGCGAGGGCAAGCATCTCGTCATAGACTTCACGTTCACTGATCGCACTATTCGCCAAGTAGTTGCCGCTACACCGTCGGGGCCTTCTGGTCGCCGTAACGAGGCTGCATGGCTTAGGCGACAAGCCAGGGCGAAAGTTTTTTCGCATACCACATCTTGACGCTCGCTGGCGTTTCCCGGTTATTAGACTATATATAGATCTGCGGAACGGTGTCGCTCACATTTTTTTGGAAAAGTCAAGCACTTTCCATAAAAAAGACAAGATCGTTTGCTAGGATTCCAAAATAAGCCGAACCGCGATTCGGCAATGGGTAGGCCGCCGGCAAAGACCGGCACGGGGAACGCGCTAAAGCGCATGATGAGGGAAAGCGCCGAATTGGCCGCTACCGAACGGGGGAATACAATCTGAAAGTTTTAGCCTGGCGCGTTTTCGCAGCCGGGCTTTTCGTGTTTCCGCAGCAAATGCGGGAAACCCGTAGGTCGACCTACGGAAATAACGGGGAAGGCGCACGCCTAGGAAACGAAGCCGACCCCATTCTCAACTGTCCAAGGAGACAACATGACTATTGCTCACATGCAAGAACAGCGCGCCGCGAAACTCGCAGAACTGAAGGCCGTTGTCAACAATCCCGAGGCCTTCGACAAGATCGAGGCCGAAGTGCGTAAGCTTGATCAGGACATCAAGCGCTCTGCCAGCCTCGCGGAGCTCGAACGTCAGTCCGAGGCGCAGCCGGATCACGTGCAGGAGCGTGAGCTTCGCTCTTACTCCGTTGCCAAGGCGCTGACCGAGTCTCTCAACGGGAAGCTGACCGGCGTCGAAGCCGAAATGCACGCGGAGCTTTCCAAGGGGCGCGAGTCTCGCGGTGTGATGATCCCAACGGCTATGCTGCTGGAAACCCGCGACCAGACGGTAGGCACGCCTTCCGCCGGCGGCTACACCGTGGCAACGCAGCTCGGTGGTCTGATCGATCGCCTTCGTCCGACCCTCGCGGTTCAGGGCATGGGCGCCACGGTCCTCTCTGGCCTCACCGGAAATCTGGACCTGCCGCGGCTTCTCACTGGTCCGACCGCATATTGGGTGGCCGAGGACGGCAACACGACCGAATCGGCTTCCACGTTCGATAAGGTCAGCATGTCGCCGAAGACCGTCTCTGGCGAAATGCAGATTTCCCGTCGCCTCATGCTGCAGAATGCTGTGGCCCTTGAGTCAGTCCTTCGTGCGGATCTCGGCTTCGTGCTCGCCCAGGCGCTCGACAAGGCCGCTATCGCCGGCACTGGCGCTTCCAATCAGCCGACTGGCATCCTCACGGCCATCACCGAGAACGCCACCGCGGCCACCGCGATGAGCGATATCGCTGCCGACCTGATCTCTGCACTTGAGATCGACGACGTGATGAACACCGGCGCCTTCCTGACCAATGCGACGGTCATGGGCACTGCTCGGAAAATCAAGGAAGGCGGCACCAATCGGCCGATTCCGGTTTCCGAGACGTTCCACCAGAAGCCGGTTACCGTCTCGAACAACGTTCCCGCGGTCCTGACGGAAAACCCGATCATCTACGGCGCATGGAACAACCTGATTATCGGCTACTGGTCTGGCGTCGACATTCTGCTGAACCCCTACCATTCTGATGTTGCTTCGAAGGGTGGCGTGAAACTGCATGCCTTCTTGGATGCAGATATCGCGATCCGCCACGCGGAAGCCTTCGCCTGGAAGGCCATCTAATGACGGCCGTCAGCCTCGCTGAAGCCAAGGCTCATCTCCGCATCACCTTTGCTGCGGACGACGCCTACATCACCGGCATCATTGAGGCGGCGGAAGGCTACGTGCAGACCATTGGGGTGAGCTTCGGCTCACCCCTTCAGCCTGCCGTGCGTCACGCTGTCTTGCTGATCGTTTCCCATTTCTACAGCAACCGCGAAGCCGTCACCGCGGCCGGCATTGCTGCCATGCCTTTCGGTGTCAACGCACTGCTGCAGCCTTACAGGGAGCAGAATCTATGACGATTGAAACTCGCATCGCGACCGAAGTTCGCGCAGAAGGCCGCAAGCTGACTGGCTATGCTGCTACGTTCGGCAACGAAACGCGGATCCTCGATTTTAGCGAGACGATCGCGCCTGGCGCGTTCTCCGCTTCTCTTCGGTCTAATCCTGACATTCTCGCCCTCGTGGATCACGATTCCGGAAAAGTGTTGGCGCGGACCAAGAGCGGCTCGTTGAAGCTCTGGGAAGACGCCAAGGGCTTGGCCTACGAAATCGCTTTGCCTGAAACCAGCCTCGGCCGCGATATCCTCGCTCTTGCCACGAGGGGCGATGTGGGCGGGGTCTCGTTTGGCTTCACCGTTCCGGATGGAGGCGACACCTGGCAGGGCGATAAGCGCACGCTCCGCAACGTCGTTCTGCACGAGATTTCCATCGTGCAGAGCTTCCCGGCGTATTCGGGGACCAGTGTGCAGGCTCGGTCTCGCCAGCAGCGCACGGAAGCTGACCGGCGCATTGCGCTTCTGGAGCTGGAGGGCAGCCGATGATTTGGCCCTTCAATCGCAAGACTGAAACACGCATCGCCTCATCGGACCCGTATCTCGGCGAATTCCTCGGCGCTCGCTGGACGGCTCGAGCAGACGTCGAGAAGGCGAGCGGCCATGCTGTCGCGCATCGCTGCATTGCGGCTATCTCCGAGTCGTTGGCTGGCGTTCCGCTCAAGCTGTACCGCAAGACCGAGGACGGCGGCCGTGAAGCGGCAACGGATCATCCTCTGTATGAGGTGTTGCAGACGCAGACCTCCGCGACCCTGACCGCTTTCGAGGCGCGCGAATGGCTCGTCTCCAGCATCCTGACCTATGGCAACGCATACGCCAAGATCGATCGCAACGGCCGCGGCCAGGTTACCGCCCTCCATCCCCTCGTGGCTGGAACGGTAGCTGTCGAGGTGCTGAAGTCCGGACGCCTGCGCTACAAGGTGGCGAGGGCTGACGGCGCCGTCGACGTGATCCTGCAAGACGAGATGTTGCACTTGCGTTACCGCACCCGCGACGGCGTGCTCGGCATGTCGCCTCTGCAAATCGCTTCTGCAACCGTCGCTCTTGCCCTCGCTCAGCAAGACCAGGCAGGTGCTGCGGCTGAGAATGCTTTCCGGCCCGCCGGCGCATTGGTATTTCCGGACAAGCTGGCTGCAGGCTCTGGTGCCGGATCCAAGGAAAGCGTGGTTGCCAAGTTTAAGGAACGGTTCATTGGCGCCATGAAGGCTAACGAGGTGATGATCCTCGACTCCGGAGCGAAGTTCGAGACCTTCAGCTTTAACAGCAAGGACTCGGAATTCCTCGAAAGCCGGAAGCTGAGCAACCTCGATATCTGCCGCGTGTTCGGTGTTCCGCCTTCGGTCGCCGGCATCCTGGATGATAGCAACTATGCCTCGAACGTCGAGGAGTCGCGTGCGCTCGTGACGCGATGCCTTGCTCCTATGGCCAAGCGGATCGAGCAGGCAATGAACGTTGCCCTACTGACGCCGGAGAGCCGCAAGACGTTCTTTCTGGAGCACGACCTCGCCGGCCTCCTCCGCGGAGATCTAACCACCCGCTATGCGGCGTATCGCGTTGGCCGCGAGGGCGGATGGCTGAGCTCGAATGAGATCCGTGCGTTCGAGAACATGAGCAAGATCGAGGGCGGCGACTCCTATGTCGAGCCCCTGAATTATGGCTTGCTCGGCGCGAACGACAACCGCGGTAAGATCGATGAGGCCGCGGCATGAGCGGCGCCCTCAAGAAGTTCGAAGACCGCATGTGGGCCTTGATCGGCGTAGGTGACCAGGGTCCAGGCTGGCGCTGGCACATCACCGAAGACCGGCATCCGCAGTTGCACCGCATGTATGCTCGCCTCGTGGCTGCCAACGACAATCAGGTGGCAGCATGACCGGCGCGGGCGATCTCCGCGAAGTCATCGACATGCAGGCGCGGGAAATCGGAGACGACGGCTACGGTAACCCCGTTGTCGGAGACTGGGCCACGGTCTGGTCTGCGCCGGCTCGCGTCCAAATCTTGCGAGGCTCAGAAACGGTCATGGCTGGCCGTCTCACCGGCAAGCAGACCGTAGCATTGACCATGAGGTGGCAACCTGAGTTTGCCACCGTCGACACCACCTGGCGCGCCGTCAACAGCCGCACAGGCGAAGAGATGAACATCAGAAGCATTGAAGCCGACGAGCGCAAGGCGTTCGTGAACGTGCTTTGCGAAAAAGGAGTTGCGACATGAAATTTGAGATTCGCGGTATGAAGTTCTTCCTTGCAGACAACGGCAGGGCACCATTCATGAAGCTCGCCCTCGCCAGCATCTACATTCCAGATCTGGAGGCCCACATCCAAGATGTTGTGCTCACGTGGTCGAGCTCTAAGGGATGGATCGCACAGGCGCCATACACCAAGCGCGGCGAGCCGCCGATGGTCCAGTGGAACCATCGCGGCGCCTTCTCGATCGACCTGGCCCGCAAGATGAAGCAGATGTACCTCGCGATGGGCGGCAAGAATCCGGAAGCTTCGGCCGCCATTGCATCGGCCAAGGCTGGCGAGATCGAGTATCGCACCTTCCCGGCAACGTTCACCATCCACGAGGCGGCAAACGACAACAACATGTCTGGCGTTCTGCGCACGCTCGGTGTCGAGCAAGAGGAGGCCGAACGTGCCTGCGACTGACTTCGTCCCTCGTGGCCTTCGCCGCGCCGACGCTGCCCGCTACATCGGGATCAGCCCGACGCTGTTCGACGTGAAGCGGAAGGAGGGAGCAATCCCTCCGCCGCGCGACCTGTTCGGTGTGATGATCTGGGACCGCCACGATCTGGATTCACTTTTCGCCAAGCCAACCTATACTGCGGCCAACGACAACGCTTCCAACTATTGGGATAAGGTGTGCGGCTTCGAAAACCCAAGTACGTGAACGTCTATCAGGACCGTCACGACAAGACTCGCATCTACTACAGAGAGCCGGGAAAGCCGCAGGTGGCTTTGCCTGGCCCTTTGTATTCCGAAGAGTTCTGGATCGCGTACCACAAGGCCAAGGCGGCTGAACCGGTATCGGCAGGGAAGCCGCCGGCTGCCGGATCGATGGGCGCAGCGATACAGGGCTACTACAAGTCGGCTGAGTTCGCGCAATTGGCGGACTCTAGCAAGCAGGTCTATCGGCGCATCCTTGACGCCTTCGCCAAGGAGCATGGTCATGCACCGATCGCGGGGCTTCAGACCAAGCACATCAACGTGCTGATCGACGCGAAAGCCGAAACACCGGCCGCTGCGAACATCCTGCGGAAGCGGCTATCCTCGGTTTTCGAGTACGCCAAGTCGGTGGACCTGATCCAGGTGAACCCGGCAAAGGAAGCTAAGCGGATCAGGATTAAGTCCAAGGGCTACCGTTCATGGACAGAAGCGGACATCGCCGCCTATCGTGCGAAGTGGGGCGAAGGCACTCCGGAGCGCATTGCAATGGAAGTCCTGCTGCACACCGGCCTTCGCAGGTCCGATGCGGTTCGCCTCGGCTGGGATCACATCGTTGATGACGCCTTCGTAATCAGCACCAAAAAGTCACAGGAGATCGTCGAGCTATCGATCCCGCTCCATACTGGCCTGGCATTTATCTTCGACCTGCCACGAGGCCGAGAGACCTTCATTTCGACGGTCTACGGCAAGGCGCGGTCGGAGAAGGCGTTCACGAACTGGATTCGCGAGGCCGCACATGAGGCCGGCCTGCCGTCGAATTCTTCGCCTCACGGCCTTCGCAAGGCGGCCTGCCGGCGTCTAGCGGAATCCGGATGCACTGCCCTTGAGATCATGTCGATCACAGGTCACCGCGACATCAAGGAAATCGAGAGGTACACCAAAGCCGCGGAAATGAAGCGATTGAGCCGTGCCGCTATGGCGAAATCAGAGCAATCGTTTATCATCAAATTGCCTAACCCAACAGATGGGTTAGTGGAATCCTAG